TGATAAATACAGGCATTCCAATCCTAGATGTCATATGAAAGCTATTTATTAAAATAGGTAATACGTTATTTCTATTGATTTCCATTATTATGAATCTTATCAACGATTGACAGTGATATTAATAATAATTAAAAAAAAAATACAAATGAATATGAAAATATAAGTAAATTTATATGAACTATTATTTTGAGAACCTACAAATTCTTCTGCTACACATGGTAATAATTGAAATCGCGGAGGAGCAGTGTCTCTTGAACCTTGAACCGCATTTCCCTCAAGTGTTCTAATAAAATTACCAGGGTTCATATCAATAACATCTCCAACAATTCCAGGTATTAATCCTTCTACTAGACCATTATCATTGGCATTATTCACATAACTATAGCGAGGTTTAAAACAAGTTCCATTACTAGGTGGTGTGACATTTTTTTGATTTTGAAAAAATAATTTTGCTGGATTTGGTATACTTAATGGATTATTCATCCATATATAATTTTTATCTCTTGATAAACATTGTTCTCTCGATGTAGCACTATTTACTGGACAAAATCCACTCTGAACAAAATAGCTGCTACTATATATACCTCTAGTGGGATATTGACTTTCTGGATATTCCGTGCGAAATCTATTATAAGGAGGTTGTTGTGTAAAACCTCTTCTAGCTCTTTCAGCGGCTTGTTTATCTGAAAAGTCAACATCACCAACACCTGCTACTGAATTAGGTGTAGGTATAGGGTCAATTATCAATGGTTTAGTAAAATTATCTAGAGCTCTAATATTATTTTTAAATTGACTTAAAGTAGGATTAGAATTTACACCCATAGAGCCAATAGAATAATTATTATCAATAAATGTTTTATAATTGTAATTATAATTATTTATTGGAAATGCATATTCTTTAAAAAGATTATTCATATATTCATAAACAAATATCTAATTTAATCAAATATAAATAATTCTAATATAAACTATATATATTAAAAATGAGTTTATGTAGATGGACAATGTCAGGCTCTATGATTTGCTCTATCCCATTTGCAAAGGTAGGAAATTGTAAATTGGTAATTTTTCAACATTTGACTGATAATCAGCAAAATCAAGTAGCAGAATGGCTATTAAAAATTTTTGAAGAAGATTTAAAAATACAAGAATTAGACACAATACCTAAAATAATTACATTTATTAAAGAACATTGGCAAAACGGAGATAGTTATTATGTATTTATTGGACCCAATGATAATGTATTAGGAGGAGTAGGAATTGATTTAAGTAATAATGAGCCTTTTTTATCTAACATGTTTATTATACCTAATATGCGAAAATATGGCTATAGTAAAATATTATTACGATATGCTGAAATACATAGTCGTAGATTTCAATTTAATTATATAAAATTATGGTGTAATCCGGAGTTATTAAATTATTATACAAAATTTGGATATGAAGAAATATCTAAAATAGAAAATAGTAAAAAAGAACCCGTATTAATTTTAATTAAAAAATTTTAATAAAAAATGTTAATTACAAAAGGATTTTAATAAGTCGATCAATTCTATATTGTATAACTGTTTGGGATTACTCTCATATAGATTTATTATTCTATTATCTATGTAACTACGCCGACATATTGCTGGAGTATTATATAAATTTTGTGAGGCATATTGAACCGCTTTTTTTATATTTTTTTTTAAGTCAGATTTGGTATTAGGTAAAGGTAAAGACTGTATCATTTCTAAAAAATATATATTAGCTTTATAAGTGCGAAACATTTTAGCTGAAAAACTTGGATGATAAATTTTTAAAAAATTATTTAGATCATCGGGCGTTACATGACTTGCTCCTCCATCATATGAAAATAGTAATTGTTTGTTATTATATGCAAAATCATATTCATTATCAACTGTATTCCATAGTAATCGTATTTCCTTAATTATTTCTTTATTATTTAAAAAACAACTATTTAATACTTGTTTTTTTCCATTAAATTTAATATTGTTTTTATTAATATCAAAATGTTTAGTTTCAATTGATAATAGACCGGTGCTGTTTTTATATTTTAGATTACCCACGCGAAAATTACAATGTTCCATAAGTAATATAGATAAAGCTAATCGGTCTAGACTTTCTAACTCTTCTATTCTATTTATATTTTGTTGTTTTAATATAAAGTGACAATCATTAATAATCTGTTGTAAATTATTACCAAATTTTACTAAGTCACAATATTTATAGTAATTTTTTAATTTATAATTTTCATCCATAATATATAAATTAAAAAGATTTATTATTGTAAACACGTATTTTTAAATATAATACTAGTTACTCTATATGGATCAGCATTACTTGCTGGACGTCTATCTTCAAAATAACCTCTTCCCATTTTATTAACAGTACACGGAATACGAATACTTGAACCGCGATTTCCAGTAGCAAAACTAAATTTATTAATATCACTTGTTTCACAATTACCATTAAGTCTTTGACTATTATCACCATAAACGGCTATGTGTTCATCATGTTTAGTAGATAATTTCTCAATATATTTATGTATAAAATCAAGACCATTTTCTCCTCGTGTTTCTATTGTGCTATAATTTGTATGTAGTCCACTTCCATTCCAAGGATTAAGTAACGGTTTAGGATTAAAACTGATATTTACTCCGTATTCTTCACTTAATTTGTGTAATATATAACGTGCTATCCATAATTCATCACCAGCTGTTATACCAACACATGGACCTATTTGAAATTCCCATTGATTAGGAGCCACTTCAGCATTAATACCGCTTATTTTTAATCCAGCATCTAAACAATATTTATAATGTTTTTCAACTAGATTACGTAATTGAATAGTTCTATTTCCCACACCGCAATAATAATCGCCTTGTTCTTCTGGAAGATTGTCTTTTCCGTAAATGAATGGCTTTTCACTAATTTTTGTTCCATCCGATAACATTATAAAATATTCTTGTTCAATGCCAAACCAAGGTAACATATTTGGATTTTCATTAAATATATTTAAAGCATATAAACGGTAATTCATACTTGCTGGTATAAATTTATTTTCTCTTTCAACATATGTATCACATAATACTAAAAATGCGCGTCCAGATTCAAAAAAAGGATTTGGATAATGAGCGACTGGATTTAATATTATTTCGCTATTAGAAGTCTCTGATTGGTAGGTGCTGGATCCATCATAATTCCAAGTTTCTATATCTATTTTATTATTTTCCGGATATATGGTTCTATACTTAGATCGTAAATTATTTTTACCATCTAACCATATATATTCCAAAATAATACCTTTTCCATCATTAATAATGTGTTGTATTTTCATTCTATATTAAAAATAATTATAGATATTTTTAATATAATACGTAATTTAATTTATCATCAATCTATTTATATTTATTTTAGATTTACGTTTATTTTTCTTATTATTTCTACTATATCTTTTTACTTTTACATTTCTTTTTTTTGAGACTTTTTTAGTTATATATCCTCCTTCAGCAGCTGATCCTGTCGGGATGTCCACTATATTTCTTCCATCCGATGTTATCATTTGCTTTTCTACATCATATTCTAAATTTTTCGCTCCACTTGAATCTGCTACAGCAATCAAACTTTGTATAAATGCAACTCTTTGGGGATGTTCCCATTCTTCATTATTATATGCTGCACTAAATTTTTCATAGGTGTTGTATGGTTTTTTTGATCTTTTGTTAAATAATTATTGTAAAGTGCTGTTAATGTTTCTTTAGATAAGAGTGCTTCTTTTTCAGCCTTCGCTTTTGCTAAACTACTTTCTCTATCTTTTTTTTCTTTAGCGTTTAATTCTTTTCCAAGTGATACTAATGATTTTTCACTGACTTCTCCCTGTTCTTGTTCTTTACTTCGTAGTTCTTCTTTTAATTGAAAAGCTGTTTTCTCTGATACAAAGTTTCTCCATTTGTCACTTTCGCTATAATCTATTAGATTATTCGGGGCGGTGATTATTTTATTATATAAAACTGGAGAATTCCGGTGAGTGGATGATTGTAAATATTGTTCAATAAGTAACCATAATTGATATTTAATATTCTCTTCCCGTATAATTGAATATTTATTTATAATATTTTCATAATCAGATATTGTTGATGCTGACAAAAAATCAATTTTATAACTATTTTAAAATCTATTGTTAGATGTTTTTATCGTATTTGTGTTTTAGAAAATATATCCTTATAACATTATTTTAATGTAATGTTTTAACTGATTAAAAAAATCTTTCATTACCATTTCTATATAGATGATATATAACAGAATATAATAGTTTATTACTATTATTTTCTATGTTATCTTTTATCAACTTTATCTATTAATGTTGTTTTTACTACTCTTTTTGTTGCTCCATATAATACCGTTCATATGATTGAATTTTGTTTGTATTTTTACACTAATTCAAAATATCTCCCACTAATTTTTTAATATTATAATGCTGAATGTAGTTAATTCATTACCTAAATAAATTAGGATTTCATACAATAAAAGACAATCGTATAATAATTTTTCTAGTATAATTTATAAAAATTTCAAGTCAATTTTTGTTACATAAAGCATTACATATTTTATATAGAATCTAAAACAATATTCAAATTGTGTGTATTTTCCATTCCATCCCTATACTGACCATGCATTTGATTGTAGTATAATTTTTCTGGAGTAAGATTAAATCTATATATCTCTTTAATAATTCCATCACAATCTTGACTAACTTGATAAAATATTTTTTTTTCATCCATTGGGTCCCAGTCTAAATCATCCGTTTCTTCCGCATAATCTTTAAAATCTATTTTTTCAAAATTCGGAGATGAAACCGTATAATCTTCATTTTGTGTTATTTTGGATAAACGTATGTTTGACGCAATTTGTTCACGATATCTTGAAGGATTTCTATCAAACCAGTTATTCAAATAATGAAGATATGAATATATAAAAGATTTATTATTAGTAATGATAATTGGCCAATATTTGTCAATTTTATAAATATATATAATGTATAGTTCTATTGAACCACCTAATTGTGATTTTTTTAAACTATACTGTTTTTTTTTAGATTTATTTTTACGATATCTTGATAAAAACATTTATATTATAATGTAATTTATTTTTTTAAGATGTTGTAAAAATAAACAGTTTGAAATATGTCCGACACGGTATATTTAATGGAATAAGCATTCTATCTTAACATTTAAAATGAAAAAACAAAGGGAATGGATGTAAAAAAATACAAAAGATATTTATTTATATTACCATTTAGAGAATAATAATATAATTAATATATAAATGACTATTCTATATGAAAAATATAGACCTACAAAAATAGATGAATTTTGCGGTCATGAAAAAGTAATTGTAGAACTGAAAAAATGGCTTGAAAATTATTATATTCCTAAAACAAAAGGGGATAATCAAAAGCCTAATTTAATTATAATGGGTGCTCCAGGTATTGGTAAAACTACACTGGCACATATTTTATTACAAACTCATGGATATGATGTAATTGAATTAAACGCAAGTGATACCCGTAACGGTGAACAAATAGATAGTATATTTAAAGAAATATTAAAAGCATCAAATAATGTAGCGTGTTTATTAAATTATGAGAAAAAAAAAATAGGTATAATTATGGATGAAATAGATGGATTATCAACCGGTGATAAAGGCGGTATGAAAAAACTACAGTATTATTTACAAAAAAATAATTATTTTACTCCAATAATTTTAACAAGTAATATAGCACACTATACATTAACAGGTAGTAAAAAATTAGCTGAATTAAAAAAAAATTGTTTATTTTACTCACTAGATCCGGTGCCCAATCATATTATATATAAAAAAATAAATTGGATAGTTGAGCAAGAACACATTGAAGAAATTATTACACCACCATTATTAAATATATTAATTCAAAACAGTTGTAGTGATTTTAGAGTAATATTAAATTTAATAGATTTTACTGTTTTGTTATCAAAAACAAAAGAATTAAATTTTGAATCAATGATAGAATATATTAAAAATAATACAAAGGAAGTGAATTATGACTTATTTCAAGCTACAGAAAAATTATTTAAACCTAATAGTTTTAAAAACGAAAGTGATATATTTAATATGTTTGATTTAGAGAGATATAATTTACCTTTATCAAGTTATGATAATTTATATAAATATATTTTAACATATGATAAAGAAAATTTAGAATTAATTCAAAATGTATTACATAAATTTACTGATAGTATTTTAATAGAAAATGCTATATATAATGGTCTACATTGGGAATTATTTGAATCACAATGTGCTTTAACTATTTTTACAATTTATTCTATATTTGGATATATGAAACATAAAGGTGCTAAAAATACATTTAATTCTAAAATAACTAGTCGTATGAATTGTATTAATGCTAATCGTGATACAAGGTCAAAAATAACAAAATGTATAGGAATAGATAATAAAAATTATCATTTATATGTTGAATATTTGGTAGCAAAAATATTAAAAGATCCCGAAAATATTAAAAAAAATATGGAAGATAACGATTTGTCCAAAGAAGAAATGCTAAGACTACTTCGATCAGCCGATTGTAAAAATCATTTATTACAACGACTTAAAACAATAGGATTTATAACTGAAAAGGAACTGGAGAAATCAATATAAATTTGTCAGTAATTCCATGACATTTATTTTCAATTATGTAAAATTCATAATTTTTTGGATTTCGATTAAATTGTTCCATTACAATAAATATTATATTATAACTTATTGTTTTTTCAACATTTCTTTTATTCGCTAAATTATTAGCAATATAGCAAATATTGTGTGTTTCTATTCCAGTACAAATTAAATAATCAATAAAATTTGTAAGTTGTTTCCAATCTAATATATTAGGCATATTTTTATTAAAAAGATTTATTTGTGGTAATAAACTAGGTATTAATTCTTTAAATAAAAAACGTTGTTTTTTATATTCACTCTTATGAGACATAATATTAGATATTTCCTTTTTCTGTATATATTCATCTATTGTAGGAATTCGATATCGTTTAGATATTTTACCTTGTATAAATAGAGGTAAACAAAGACTATATTTTAAAAAATTATCAAAACAATACATTTTTTTCTCTTTCATACATTTATATATGTCCGGATCATATTCTGATAAATAAGCCATTTCTTTTTTAACATTTTTAAATACTAATATACAGTCTAGACATTTTATATATTCTAACATTACTTCATAGTTTTTACATTTATATTTATTTAATTCTAATTGATTATCGAACAAATTTAATACAATGGTATTTTCTTTTTTTTGGATTAATATTATATAAAATAAATTTTTATCTATATTTATTATTTCCTTTTCTTTTTTCTCAACTGGTTTATAATTAATACCATATTGTATTTTATAATTTATACTATCTAATTTATAAACAACATATAATGGGGTGCTATCCATAATATATGTTATTTATTATTTAATTCTAATATAGTTTTTCTACCATGACATATTCTACATAGTGCTATTAAATTATTTAAATCATTATTCCCACCCTTATTTATTGGAATTTTATGATATATTTCATAAGTGTAATCTAATAATTGTCCACAATCCCCACATTTCCATTTTTGTATACTACCCACAACTTGCTTTAATCGATTATTAAGATTTTTACGTGATTTTTGTTTACTACTATTTTGAGGTTTTATTATATCTTTAAAAAACATAGGGTCGTAATAGTTTTTTTTATTATACCAACTAAGAAAAATAGAACCCAAAAAAATAATAATACTGATATAGAGCCCATTATTTTTAATCCATATAGCTATTAAATCAAAATATGGATAATAATATAACATAAGAAATATTAAGCTGCCAAAAAAAAGTAAAAAACGTATCATTTAAAAATTGAATTTAAGAAAGATATATATATATATAATATATTTCATTATGAGTGTCTTTTTATCTGAAAATGAGACTACTTTTAAAATTGAACATCCTAAAATATGGTCTGATAAAGATATAATAGATCCCATTTTAAATAATATACCTGAAGAAATTAATAATATATTATTAACACATCAACAAGCTCTTACCAAAATTAAAAAGACATTAGAACCCCTACTACCACATCCCCATATTAATTATTTTGACTTTTATACTGATTTATTTCAATTTTATGAAAATCGCAAAGGAGCACAGCTTGTTTCTACAGAATGGCTACAAATGTATCAAATTATAGACAATTATGAACTTATTGGTAATAAACGCACTGTTAACGCACTTTTTAACACATCATTATTAGGTGATGTAATTAGTGCTACTAATCATTATTGTCAAACACATAGGATCGATTTTGAATGGTTAGCTAATAGCAATAATATAGATGATAAAAATAACATTTTGTATAATTATCGATCAAATTGGTTAATGAATGATAAAATGAATGGTAATCTTACAAGTCTCGAAAATATAAAAAACATAAAACACAATGTGAAACAAAAATTTAGTAAGGGTGTTGATTTATATTTTAGTACTATTGTTGACGAAAATAATGCTATACTAAACTTTGGACAAATCGTAAGCGGATTAACTATATTAACCTCTGGAGGACATTTTATTGTTAAAATTTCAACATTTTTTACTGCCTTAGATATATCAATTATTAGTTTATTATCCAATATGTTTAAAGACTTTTATATTATTAGACCAGATATAATCCCATGTACAAATAGTGAAGTTTATTTACTTGGTCGAAATTTTATTGGATTATTACCTACATTAGAACAAAAATTATTTAGTATTATGAATAAACTTGTTGAAATAGGAGAACATGATTGTGCTAATTATTCATTTTATCAAAACAGCACACGTATTAAATCATTATTAGAAAATTTTTGCGATATTTCTAATAATATATATGTGATTGGACAAATACCTCTTATAGAAACAGCAATACAATTGTTAAATACAGTAACTGATCCTACTGACATACGTGAAAATTTAGGACCGATTTATATAGAAAAACAAGATAAGTTTATTTCCAGATTTAATATCAAAAAATTACATATAGAAGAAACATTAAATACTATGCCACCTGTTTTAAAAGTAAACCAACAAGGTGGACTTATAAGAAATAAAACACATTTTGTTAGGGTTTTTCAAAAAGGTCATTCTTCTCGATTATACTATACATTTTTAAATATATTTAATAAACCATTTAATTATAAAAATTCTCAAGAAATTGAAGTTTCTAAAAAAATATTTAAATTATTAGAACAAGATGTAAAAAATGGTCTTGCTGATGAACGTATTTATCATAATCTACATAGTAATATGAATAAATTATTCTATGATGTTTTTGGACCTCCAAAAATTTTTACGGATGGACGAGCAAATAGTCGGGTAGATGATATTAAACAAATATTTAATAACATATCAGACATGCCATTGGTAGATAATTATATTGATTTTGGCTGCGGTGAAGCATGTATAACTGAGGCTATATCAAAAGAAATAAATGCTACTAATGTAATAGGTATGGATATTAAACCACCAAAAAACACAGTAAGTTTTACATTTGTTCAATTAGACCCATATAATCACATTTTACCAGCCGACAATAATTCTACACAATTAATTACATGTTTTATGGTTTTACATCATTTAACTCATCCAGAAGAATATATTAAAGAATTTAGTCGGGTATTACAACCTGGTGGTATATTATTAATTAGAGAACACGATATTCAAGGTGATAATGATACTGATGGGAAATTATTTTTGGATATACTACATGGATTTTATGAAGTAGTTTGGGCTAAAACTGGAAATCAAGAAAATCCCGATTTTGTTAAAAATTACTTTGCTAATTATAAAAATCGTCAACATTGGACAAATAGTATTGAAAATAATGGATTTAAACGTATTACTACTCCAGAATTAGATCATTTTTATAATTTTGCTGATATTCATCGTGTATATGCTTTTGGGAAAAAAATAAAAAATCCATTTTATCACTATTATGCTGTTTATAAAAAACAATAAATATATTTTTCCTAATATAAACACGGTGTGTAAATAGCTAACTTAATTATAATCAAATATGAAATTAAGTTAATTATTACTTAAATTCCCATGTAAATTAGGCAATGGTAAAGTGCTAGATGTATCATTAATCAGTACACGCACATCTGGTTGATTTGTTGGAGTTTGGGTATTATGAGCTGGACTATTTTTTTTAGAAGAATTATCAAAGGTAAAACTACTACTTACTAAATATTGTTGACCTGATTGATTAGAGGGAGTTTGTGCTCTACTCCTATTATTACCAAATAATGAATTTGTAGCTGCCATATTATTATTAATTTTTCTTACTAACTCATCAAATGGATCAACCTTCTTTTCAGAAATTTCTTCAATATCATCAAATCTATATGCTTTCGTATGAGATATTGTTCCACAAATATCAGGTAATTCAAGCGCATTATCATTATTACTGTTTTTATTTATATCATTGGAAATAGTTATTTTATCCTTATCATGAATATAATGTTCCTTAAATACTTTAACTATATTATCTGGTATATCTGGAGATAATTCTATTAAACGATCGAATTCCATACGAGCAAATTTCATAAATTCATCGGCGTCACGACGTTTGTTACGAGCAATATTTAATTCCGTATTAATTACACGATATAATTTATACCATTGCTTAGATACACTATCATGTGCTTCACTCATTTGCGCATATTTAAAAAAGTTTTGTAATGTTTGTAATATACCTATAAAAATATTTACACCGCCTAACCCATATTGAGCATAAGTAGCATATTCCTTAGGAATAGTATTACTATCTCCACTTAAGGCAAATGTTGCTGAAGCCAAAATAGTAGATAAAACCACACAAGGAATAGTAAAAGCGTAATTTTTTAGTTTATTCTTTTTATAAGACCGTTCATGTAAAATTTTATAAACAATCGCTTTATCTGCCCAACTAATAAAAATATTTTCTACTTGTTCAGTCCATTTTAGCTTGTTTTTTTGGTTATCCAAATTTTCATCTTCTTTACTATCTGTCATTAATATAATTTATACAAATACTTAATTTATTTTAAAATAAATATTTTCTCTTAAAACTTTATATGAATGTTGCACATTTTATATGGTTTCAAGGAACTCCACCTGCTAAATATATAACTACTATAAATAATTTTCAAATGAAAAATCCTAATTTTAATATCAACATATGGAGTGAAAAAACATTATTACCTCTTTTAAATCGAAATCATATTTTTTATAATTCTATAAAGAAATGTAAATATATGATTCAAAAAATAGATATTTATAAATATATTGTATTATTCTATTTTGGAGGTATTTATTTAGATCTTGATATCAATATTGAAGCATCATTTACAAACAATTTTTTAAATGATCTAAATCAGTATGATTTGGTATTCAGTAAAATAAAAATGATTGAGTATTTACCAATAAATTTAATAAATAATGGAATTATATTTGGGAAAAAAGGAAGTCCATTATTATTAAAAATTGTTGAAGATATAAATTGGGACCAGCCTTTTTATAAAACAAAAGATTGGATAGTGCTAGATACAGCTGGTCCTTTATATGTTACCCGATGGTGTAAGGAAAATAATATACAAACAATTGACCAAAAATATGTCGAAGGACGTCCATTATTCTATATATTTAATTCAGACTATAAAGGTATATTTATTACCCACTTACACCATAATAATTGGATGGATAGTTATTTATATCTAGCAGTGCTATTCATTAATTATAGTTTATATACCATTATTTTTATTTGTATACTATATTTATTATATAACCTTCAAAAAATTAGAAATAATTTTAGATAAATTAGAAGTAGCTGTATAACAATAGAAACAATTAATACATATTTTAAAGATACGACAGTAATGTTAAAGAAATATATGGATTTTGTATAAATATGTTATATATATAAATTGAGGTATAGGTGTTTATTAATTACATATACCATAAAAATAAATGCGTTTATGCTAAGTATTAATTTGTAGCTACAATTATAAATTCAAAAAAAATAGGAGGTTAAAATACTATAGATCTTGATCCGCCTTAAACAAACCGAAAATCCCTATACAATCCTATCCAATATGCGGCGGCGGGAGTATCAATATTAAACAACCCAATATACAAAGAGTTTAAATAAAAAGGGATATATGCCTTTGCTGCCCAACCCCTCATTTGAGATAGCCATGTCATAAACACTGGCATTCCTGCCATATTACTCATATTGAAGCTATTCAAAATAATAGATAATGCGTCATTTCTATTAAAGAATACACCTGGGATTTCCACAGTTGTTCGCGGGTACTTTTCATTGTGAACCGTATCAACAGTCGGTTGTGATACAAATGTAAAAGCCACCGGGGCTGAGAGTGACACCGTTCCATCATTATTTACAGTTCGAGTTTGTATGTGTAATACTAGCGGTTGAAACGGGTCTCCACGAAAACTCCAGTCTAGTATATTCGCATTTAAACTATCATTTACAAAATCAATATCTACTCGTCTACCTAATACCTTATCATAGTAATTAGCACGTTTAAAGATAACTACTGAATTCTGCTGTTTATTAAAAAAATAGTCTACAAATTCCGGATTTGTATTTAATACGGTTTCTATAGATATACTATTTGTAGATCGTTCCTGATATAAGCGTAAACTACTAACACCTAAAAAGTTTTGAATATCAGTTAACATAATATACTTATCTGGACTTAATGCAGTAGTCATATGGTGAAATATATAACTAGACCCAAGACTATTTACTACGGGTTTAAGATCATCTCTAAATGTATTCATTGTAGTAAAAAGGCATAGTCTAACTAGATTATCGGGATTATTATTTGTAAATTTATCAATAGCACTAACACACTGATTGATATGGGGTAATATATAAAACATATCTACTGCGAGTGAATAATTTACAGTAGTATTTTCATTACCGGTAGTTTTATCCTTTAGGTTTGCGGCAGCTACGATAATTCCTAATACATTATTATCAACCGTAAGTACACTACCACTTGATCCCGTATCAGCATTAAAATCGGTAAGTATAAAACCACCAGGGGCGGGCAGTCCATTAATTAAGTCCATGTTTTCCTTATCGCCAAGTGTATAGTTCATACTAAGTATTTTAGTATCTAGGCTATTCGTGACACCATTCTTATTAAAGTATAATATCTTAGCAGGTTTATTCGTAATACACTTATATTCACTAGGAGTAGTGTGTAAATAGGATAATGTTTTGTATATTGA